GGGTGGGGTAGCTCTCGGGGATAGCGAGGTATCCATTTATCAACGTGATACTAGTACTTATCAATGGAGCCAGACACATACTTTTCCGGAGAGTGTTGGGGGGACAAGACTTGGAATTAGTGTAGCTATATCACAAAATGGTGGGCGGATAGCTGCGGGTGAGCCGGAATATGGGAGCGGCATTGACAAGGATGGACGAGTGAGGGTATGGCAGGACAATGGAAGTGGTGTTTACTCGTACCTCTATAATATTGGAAATTCCGACCATGCTCAAAGTTTAAGAGGTACAGGTTCCGCGTTCGATACCAATGGATATTTTGGTACATACGTTGGTTTAAGTTCTGACGGTAATATTCTTGCGGTAGGTTCGAGGAATGCACAAGCACCGCACGGTCGAACTTTCGGAATAATAAGAAAATATATTTATAATTCTACTTATCAGTATGGGGCGCGGTGGGAGATTGGAGTTAATTATATACATGAATACGGAGATGATGGTTACCCAGGAGGATCGGGTGTATTTGGTGATGGCAGTAACATGACTTCCTTAGCGGGTGACGGTATACGATTAGCGATGGGAGATATAGTATATAACGCGAGCTGGATGTCGTCTCGAGTATATGTACGCGATGACATCCCAGTATCCGGGGTACCGACGATAAGTGCTTGGTCTATGTACCCTATTTTTACTCGTACTTATGGAACTTTCGGCATTAACGTCCGCGACGGTGGTAACGGGTGTATTGAATTTTGGTATAGAGATACTGTTGATGATGCTACTTCTACGTGGACGCGGACATCCGAATTTTATAACACGGAACAAATGTCAGATATACACGACAGCTCAATGACCAGTGTTTATGAGAATCAATATAGAACAAACATAAATTTTAGATACGATAGGTGTTATGGTCCGTTGTTTGGTAATTCTGTGTCTATAGACGGCGATACAGCGGTAGTGAGTGCACCTAGATCAAGTTTAGGATCTACTGGAGGTGGAAATTGGTTAAATTATATGCGTGGTGCGGTTTTTATTTATAGAAGAACCACACCTGGAGATAACACTTCAACCTGGACACAATTAACCCAAGCTGAATATTTACCATTGAACGCTACGTCAAATGCTGCTACGGCAAATACGCGATATTATCAAGATCGTCTTCACGCTGGCACGACTGTAACAACGAGTGGTTCTCCTTATAATGTTGCTCGAAATACTACGTCGACTACTAATAGTACCACCCTTGGAAATCAATTTGACCCGGACCAAAGAACCTTTCCTGTTTTAGGATATAAAAGTTCTTACGACGAATTCGGATTCAAAGCGTCGTTGAAACAGGCGTCACCTATGAATTTTGGTGCAAATTGTATTGTTAGAGGAGATTTTATATACGTGGTATGCCCAAATTGGGTTGATACCTCGGGTAGTTGGGAAGCTTCCTTTAGTGATGGTACATGGCCCGGTTATGTCGACGCCAGCGGTGGAAACGCGAGTAATAAATTTTCTACCGTGATTTTAATATATAAACGTATAACGTCGGGAGATTCTACGTCTGCATACCAATATCATGATGCACTTTGGCCACAAAAAGGTCAATCGGAATTTGATAGATTTGTAGAATGGTGGCACCCATTTACATGGGTAGGGGGGGGATATGGATCAAGTACTACTTTTCCAGTTTCGAATGGATATAGATATGACCATGGATACCATCAGCTAGATGTTAACCGAGAAAATAGTGTTATGTTTTTTTCACTTCCACATAATCAAGCCCAAAGGCAACAGTACCCTTCTCCTAGTGCCTCGGTCAGTTGGCCCGGTTCTTATATGGATAATGGATCTAGGTCCAAAGTTATGATATGGACCAGAGATCCATCCGATGATAATAATAAATTTTCCTTAGCGCGGTATCAAGGCACCTCAGCTGGTCCTATATTTGATGGGTTGGGGTTGGGTCCGAGTGTTTGGTCGAATCGAATTATGTATGGTTTTAGATACACAGACACCACCACCAATTTAAAAGGGCTCACGATTTTATTTGATACGTCAGATGCGACGGGTGTTATAGGAACTTTTATTGCAGACAGGATTAAAGTGATGAATCCTATAGGACAATACAAATACGTTTCGGCTGACAGTACACCGATGACGCTAAATAGTACATCGGTATTAAGTATTATTAGCGCTAATATAACACCTGCTATAAGACGAATAAGTGTATACGCTCAATTTGATGTAAAGTTTGCAAATAGCGGTGATAGTTTTGACTTTCAACTTTATAGGGATGATATCCCCTTAGGAAATAAGCTTAGATACGATGCTTATTACGAATCTGGTAGAGGTGAAACTCAATATATCTACTGGGTAGACACGGCGGTTCCGTTACATAACCCTATTTCATACCATTTGAAGGGATATGTATCCCAGGGTACAGCAACCATAGGTGAACACGGTATATCTATACATGTGCAAGAAATAGCTTAATAAATTTAAATATATATGATAAGAATGGACGAAGAATATTTAGAAGAATATTTACCGAATAAGACGTCTAAATTAACGATAATTCCAGAAATAAAGGATATGATGTACATCATATGTAAAAGTACACTAAAAATAGAATGTAAAATTTACATTGACACAGATACCGAATCGTCGTTATCCAACATACGAACGTTTCCATTTGAAAAATATGAATATATCAAATGTTCGGAAGATATCAACGTATCGGAACTAAAAGTTGTTATGGAAGATGATACTATGAAAGTTGTACCAGATTTGGAGGTACACATGAATATAGTTAGAAAAAAGCGTAACGAACTTTTGAACGAGAGTGATTACGTGACATCCACAGATTTTCCATTCGTGTCTAATGAACATAGAGACGAATGGTTAGCATACAGACAGAAGTTACGGGACATACCCACAACAATACAAGACGTAACAAACCCTTTGTGGCCAGAAAAGCCGACGCATATTAAAGGAGATATTACATTTATATCGGAAGATGTCGATCGTGAAAAATTAAAAACAACAAATTTACAAGAACGAATATTAGTCATGGAACAAGCGTACCACGCCTTATTAGAACGTGTTTCGGATTTGGAAAATCAAACGTAACATGTGAAGATATTCACATGGTACGGTTGTGATACTTACCTCTTAATCGCATCCATCGCAGCGAGTGCGATGACTCCCACGATGAAAAACATGACTACAAAATTACACTCTGTATTTTCATCGCTGACAGTCGGTTCAATTTTTTTATATTTTACCCGCTCTGGTTCCTTCTGACGGTCCCGCTGGATAGGTAGCGGATCGTCGAAGTCAATCGGACTGTATCCTATCATTTATATAGGTTTACAAATTAATTTCAACTTTCTTCTTACGACCCTTCCTACCCTTGGCCGCGGGCATCTTAACTTCCTTAACCTCATCATCGCCGTTATCGTCATCATCCTGTATGGAGACTATATCGGAAATGTCATCATCTTCGTCTATAGATGTCTGGGGCTGGAGAGATGTCGTACTCATGGGTGGTGCGGGAGGCATCATGATATTCCCCATGAGACTCGAGATATCGAGCCCGGGCCCCTGCATCTCACGGCGCTCCCCTGGAGCCGCGGCAGAGGAAGAGGCTGCGTCAGATTTAGACACGGTATTTTGAACCGCGCTCATCATATTTTGCATGAGACCTGGGTTCTGCTTCATGACATCGTTCATATTTGGCATCACCTGTTTGAACATAGAGTTGGTAAGATGGAACATCATAGCAGAGCCACCGAGCATCATTATGAGTTTAACCTCTGGCGCGACGTGCATCTTAGTTCGGTATTTTACGTATAACTCTTCGAACACCTCATCATAGTCATCGACATTCTCCATCACATTTTCAGACCAACCCTCGAGTTGAATTTCGAACGGATTATACCGCTTGTTCATAAACTCTAAACCAGTCACACATGCTATGAGCATTCTCCTAGAAAATTTAACAGACTTATCTACGTCTATACTGTAGGTTATCCGTTTCACCTCTGTACGTAACTCATCTACGGGGGAATACACATTCAGTCTCTTGTTCACTGCGAACCCCTTCTTTTCTAATCGCCCAAGCTTATTCACGAGATCCGCCTTCTCTTCGTCTACCGTTTTGTATCCAGGAGAAGGTTGTTCTTCCACTTCGCCAGGACCATAATCAAAACCACCACCCATCTGAGGCGCTTCATCCTCGTATTCGCCGTAATCTATGGGTGGCTCATTCTGAGGGGGTGGGGGTGCATTCGTCTTCGTGGGATTCGCGAACGAATCTATATCCTCTTGAAAGGCTACCCGTTTTGTGGGTTGTGGTTCAGGAGATAACCTGGAACGATTCATCATCTGAGGTCTCGGTGGTTTTGCGAAATCCAAACTGATCTCATCTAAGATGGCTTGCTCGTTATCGTCTAATTTCATGACGTTACCGTCATTACGCTCGATAACAATTTCACCGTCCATTAGTATCTATATTGAAACTAATCTTTTCTCTTTAACGCACTTTAATAAAAAATGTCAGTACATAGTAAATGAAACTCAACCTAGTTGACCGCCAAATTCTGAAGTACGTTCTCATCGTGATTGTCGTCGCCGCGGTCGTGATGCTTTTCGCCTCTCCTGCTAAGAGCATGTATCAGCCCAAATCTGTGAAGATCGAAACTGTGAGTCAAGGTTCCATGTTTGACTTACCCAAAACTACAGATTGTCTGAATACCAGTCCTTATTCTGGTAGCACCGGTGGTGTTTGTGACAGTCAGAAACTTGTCAAGGATCAGTCTAGCTACAAACTCGTAGAGTAAAAAAAATAATTTATCATTTATAATTTTTTAAAAAAATTTCTAGTTAAAAAATATTTTAAATTTTTAAGTAGAAAAAGTTCTACGTGTATATTAAATGGCTCTTATCACAGCGCCACAATTTGATATGCCTTCGAACGAATATGAGTTTCATACCGTGATTATCGATACTTTCGACTATACTCTTAGTAATAAAACCGATTTTACATCTTTTTTACCAACTCCTCTCGAAAATGTTGTTCAAGCTCAGTTAATGGCGGCTACCATAACTTCAACAGGTGGGACTACACAAACAGCTTTTCATATAGGTATCGAAGAACTTAGGAGTTATTTCTCTCAACGTGGCAAAGAAGATTTAGGGGATTCGACTGATAATCATTTAAACGGTGTGTTCGGTACGATTATCGGTCAACATACCGCTCTTACCGTCGGTGGGCCAACTCGGGTCGTATTGTTTAAAAACGATTATCCCATCATACAATCGTATCATAATCCCATCCGTAAACTTGACCGGTTAACGTTTAACATCGATAAACAAGATGGTACAGCGGCGACAATGGTCGACGGTATGTTCATATTTAGGTTTACGTGTAAGAAAAAAAACCTCGCATAAAATTCAGGGCGTTACATACTTGTAATTTAAAAATACTTTTATAATAGTAAGTATGTCTTCTGGAATAGTACAACTTATAGCTATTGGTGCGCAAGATGAGCACATAATAGGGGAGCCTGAGATCTCATTTTTCACTTCCACATTCAAAAGGCATTCTAACTTTTCACAGTCCGTCGAAAAGCAGACGATTCAAGGAGCTGTGAAAGGTAATTCCATGTCATCTATCAAATTCGAAAGAAACGGTGATCTTCTGGGATACACCTATTTCACTATAGATGATAACGCACAAGCTATCGATCTCCAAGATTGGGGAGATGTGATAGATAAGGTGGAACTTTTAGTGGCTGGACAGGTTATTGATGTTCAAGATTACGATTTTAGTGAGAATATAGCTGTGGATATGTATGCGCAAAATGTATCCAAAAGTTCTAACGGTGTGCACCCCGGTGCATCTGCGCGCTCATACTTTTACCCTCTCCGCTTTTTCTTTTGCGAGGGTCCTCAATCCGCCATTCCTCTCGTGGCGTTGCCCTACAGTACTGTAGAATTACGTATTTATTGGGGTCCACAAGCTGGAAATTATAACGTGGATGCGTACGCTAATTATTATTACTTGGACACGGAAGAGCGTGGTATTATGGCTTCTCGCGCTCACGATATTCTCATAACACAAGTGCAAAAGAGTGTTCCGTCCGGTGAACTGGTTCAAGAGTTGACCTTTAATCACCCGGTTAAATACATAGCGTGCGCCAATACTAATATGGAAAGTACACTAACGTCTGTAGATAACAAGCTAAAAATAAGTATTAACGGAACCGATTTAAGTTCGTTTAAATGGGCGAAACCGCATTTCGTGGATGTTCAGCATTATTACCACACAAACTTCGTCACATCTCCAGATTGTTTCTTACATTCGTTTTGCTTAAACACGAGTTCCTTACAGCCTTCTGGATCGCTTAATTTTTCGCGTGTCGAATCGGTAAAGATTCATAGCGAATCTAGAGAAATCATAGACCCGATTTATGCAGTAAATTATAACATACTCAGAGTGAATAATGGAATGGCGGGTCTCAGGTATGCAAATTAAAATCAGTAGTAATATTAAATGCCGAAGAACTTGAGTACCGTTGGTGCTGCCACGGAGCTTCGCTTCGGTAAGAATTGTAGAGAAGATCAGCACGATAACTCTGTCGTCATCAACGCGAGTAATGATAAAATCGACGCAACGAAAGCCGGTGGTTTTTACCTCACACCTCTCGAAATTTCAACAGTATTCGCGAGTGATGGTACGGATGCGACGACTAATACGTTCGTAGCGTATAATCAAAGTACCAAACAATTATTCAGAACGCAAGTTCCCATGAGTATCACGGGTATTTCAAATGCGGGTAGTGGTGCACAAGGTGATTTAAACGTAAACGGTAATCTCTATGTGACCGGTAATGTCACGTCCATAGGAACTGTCGCTAATATTCATGTTACCAACTCTCAATTTAAGGATGGTCTCATTGAAATTGGTACGAATAACACAGACCTCACAACATTTGATTTAGGACATATATACAATAGACCCGTAGGAAGCTCAAACGTCGCCGTGTGTTACGATGCTGACGCTACGGAACTCATGATCGCGTATACGGATAGTAGTCCTATGGATAATACAAACCAAGTAGATCCCAAGCTTTCTGAAACAATGAACGTCCACGTATACGGTAAACTCTACACGGAATCTAATGTGGGTGTGGCGAATACCACCCCGGTACACACTCTTTCCGTGGGCGAAAAGTGTTTTATTGATAATGGAAATCATCCCAATGTACTTGATGTTCGTGGTAATACGACGATTGAAGGTGCTATCATCACGAACACGGGTGGTGTCACTAAAAAGACATACAGTCATAAAGATACAATTGCCCTTACTACGACCGCCGCGGATGCAGCGCTCACACTCACGTTTACGAGCCACCCGTTTTACGCAAAGATTGTAGCACAACTTATAGATAATGACGATAATGAAGTGAGTACCATGCTCATAGATTTAGCGGGTGGTGAACGTGGTGGAAACGATACTCCTCATAATATAGCACTCGGACCTATTTCTATTTTCGGGAACGCGAGTACGAATCCATGGAGTTCTACAGTCACGGTGACACAGACTACTGTGGTACTTACTCCCAGTACCAACTTTACTGTTGACGCCAATTCGGGTGCGGGCAGTTATTCCATTTTCATCGAATACATTTCACCCGAAACCGCAGGCGCGATCACGAGTATTAATAGCACCAATTTTGGATATTAAATATATTCGTAAATTATAGATGTCGTCGGAGACAAACCTTCAGTTATTTCCAGGCGTTTTCAGAAGTACTCAAGGAGGTGCAAATCCTGACTTCTTCTTACATTCATCCGGGCGTGTGGGAATAGGTAACAACGCCCCCGAGGATCCACCCGTGTGGGATGCGAATACTACGTTTAAACTAAACGTTAGTGGACATACACACGTAGATGGAAATCTCGATGTGACTGGGTATGTCTATGGAGACGGTTCGAATATGACGGGGGTTGCCCTTCCATGGACACAATCAGCTCCGAATGTGGGAACGGACATTAAATACGAAGGAGGTAATGTCGGGATAGGTGGTGCGGCGAGTACTGAAAGGCTTAAGGTTCATGGTGATATTTTGGCAACTGGTAACGTTACCGCGTATTCAGATAGACGTCTTAAAAGTGATATAGTAAAGTTAAAAGATGCACTGAATAAGATAGATAAACTTAACGGGTATACATACGTAATGAATGATAAACCCTCCACCGGGCTTATTGCACAAGAAGTTTTAGAAGTTCTTCCCGAAGTCGTGCACGGATCAGAAGAGACTACATATTCTCTCGCGTATGGTAATATGACTGGAATTATCATAGAAGCTATAAAAGAACTTCGTGATAAGGTTTTAGAATTAGAAAATAAAATACAAAACTAATATATGAGTGTAAGTCTGCAGGATTTAGCAAATAGTTTTCCGACCGACGATTCTCGTTACACTCCACCTCATAGTATGAGTGAATTTTATGATGTACCCTTTTCGGATAGTACATCTAGCGCCGCTTCTGGGCAAATCTCTCTAAACGATTTTCGAAATAAAACGATACAGTTATCCGCACCCCCAAATCCAAATCCAGTGAGTACTACGACCATAACTTCTACGATTAATCCTTCGCCAAAAACGTATAATTTGGCTAACTATACATATGAACTGAACATAGCCGGCCCGTATGGACCTCAAGATCCAGCAACAGCAAAAGCTGACGTTCGAGGCATTGATGTACACCCCAACGACAATGTTATAATGCGCGTGTACGATTCCCGTTTTACGGGATATTCACAACTTCGATTTTGGGGAAACGGAGAAGGTGTATTTAGGGATTCTATTAATAGATCAGAAAATAATACATTCAATAATAGGTTTGGACCCATTTCCAATTACACAATTATAACAGCGATAAATCGATTTAACGCAGTCGATGTCGTATCGTGTATTATTCCTATACCCGGAACCGTTACTAAAATAGAATTTATTTGGACAAAGACTACAGTTTGGGCAGGGTTTTCGATCACTATATAATCATTACCTCACATAAAATGCAGTACATTTTATCTAAGCTAATATAAATGGTGCAGACGACGAGCCATATATTTTCAGGGAAGGTCGATATCGAGAGTAATCTCTTGGTAGGCTCTTCCCACCTGTTCGTCGATACCACTAATAATCGTGTAGGTATAACGACACCCGATCCTCATGCGAGTTTACACGTAAGCGGAAACGCATACGTGGAATCGAACGTGGGTGTCGGTTCCACTATTGAACTCGATGGAGATACGGGAATCATCACTGCCACAGAGTTTCGAGGTGACGGGAGTAATTTGGTCGGTGTACTCACATCTTTAGAGAATGCTACACAAGAAGGTAATACAACGAGTACAACGGTCCAGTTTACAAACGCCGATACATCACTCGTCGCTTCAGGAAATGTTGTTGTCACTGGAAATGTTACGGCTTCAACGTTCGTCGGCGATGGTAGCCAACTCACGGGTGTAGCCACGAATCTCCAAGCGATTACGGATAATGGTAACGTGACATCTAATACGGTCCAATTCACAAATACCGGTACTTCACTCACGGCCAGTGGTAATATCGAAGTAGAGGGAACCGTAAATATATGTACGGGAGGTGGTACGGCGGGAATAACAGAAGTACAAGATACCCTTTTCCAGACCGAAGTCTCGTCGAGTATGACGTTAGTCGAACCACACGCTGTAACGACATCACAGACAATACGCCAAGACACAACATTCGTCTCGGATGATGGTTCAATCATTCATGCTATCGCAAACTTTGTAAATGGTATAGTCACTATAAAAACGTTTTTAAGGAACAATAATACACAATTGTATTCCCTGGTTTGTACGACGACTACGGCCACGGGGCTTTTCTCCTCGTGGTCGGGCAACCCCATAACTATCACCGGTTCGGGAAATGGTGATACGTTTATGCTTTTTGATACCGCACGGGTCGCTGTGTATAAATTCTTTGGATCGACCTTCGCCTCGGCTACGTTAGTAGCTAATGGTGGATCTTCGCCTATCAGCGGCGTCCCATTTCTTTCTTACCTAGGGTACCCAACTGTTTTTGCGATAAATGCTACCGGTGACTGGGTTATTAGAGGTGGGGGAGGAGATCGTAGTCCGGGAAATGAACGAGACATGTACAATTACAATAGTTCTAACGGAACGTGGACGAAGTATAACATAGGTTATTATTCAGAAACGAAGGCGCTCGCGCTTACGGAATACCAAACGAATACGTTTAAGGTCGCGTCGAGATTTACGGCTGGTGGCTCTAATGCTTATTACGGTAGTTCCGATTTCATTTTCCGTATCGAAGAATATGTATTCTCGAATGGATCTTTCACCGTGACGAACGAACATCAGATCACCTTAGCCAATGGAACGTACGAAAGAGAGGATATCTTCTCCCCCGTTCGTATCACGCGTGACGGAAACTACGCTGCGTACGCATCCATAACAACGTCACCCGCCGAAACGAAAATTCACGTTTTACAGCGCGGTGCGAATGGCACGTGGACAGCACTCCCTGTTATTACACAAATATCTCAAGCGTCGAGTCCCGAATTGGGTTTAGGATCTTCATGTGCGTTCGATATATTCCTGATAAACGGTGTAATCAACGTCGTTTACGGGAGACAGTACGCAAACGGTTCGGGAGGTGCGGGTGAAATTATCACTTTAAATTACGTGTCCGGAGCGTGGTCCACTCTTAACACGTTCACTGGTTCGAATAACACTGGGATCGGTGCCCGTGTGAAAATATCAAACGACGGTTCCGTCGTAACCGATAACGCACAACCGCACAAATTAAGTGTGTATGATCTAGCAGCCGGAAAAACGTGTGTAAAGGTCGCTTTAGATCCCGATATGACATCTAACGCCGCGCGAATAGGAGTTTTGGAAACGGGCTTAACTTCAAACGCTGCGCGCGTGTCTAATTTAGAAGCTGCAAACGTGGTTCAAGAGACTCTCATCAACAATCTTCGAACAGATCTGGATTCGAATGCAGTGCGCGTTTCCAGTCTCGAAACAGATAGAACGTCAAATACCTTACGCATTTCTCTCCTTGAATCAGCTAATATCATTCAAGGAGATCTCCTCACGGATCTTCGAACGGATGTCACCTCGAATACAGGTAGAATAGCGGATTTAGAAACAGCGAACGGTGTTCAAGAGACTCTGATTACCGATCTCCGAACAGATCTGGATTCAAATGTAGTGCGCGTTTCCAGTCTCGAAACAGATAGAACGTCAAATACCTTACGCATTTCCGTCCTTGAATCGGCTAATACCGTTCAAGAGACCCTGATTACCAATCT